GGGTTAATATCAGCATTAACTATATTAGTAATTGTATTATTATCTGAGTCTATTGATTTGTTAGTTAAAACTTGTGTGCCAGTTAAAGTAGCAACTGTAGAATCAATTGCTAAAGATACTGCTCCTGTAGTACCACCTCCAGATAATCCTGTACCTGCAGTTACTGCTGTAATATCTCCTATTGGAACACTTGCTATTTCATTATCAACATATGCTTTAATAGATTGTTGTGATGCAAGTGCTGTAGCAGAATCAGATGCCATATCATCTTCATCTTTAAATGCTGTACCACTAATTGATGTATTTAAAACTGGACTTGTTAAAGTTTTATTTGTTAAAATTTGTGAACCTGTAAGTGTAGCTACAGTAGAATCAATTGCTATATCATTTGCATTAGCATCAATACCTGTTCCACCAACTACATTTAATGTTACATCACCAGATGTTCCACCACCAGTTAATCCATCACCTGCAACAACTGAAGTTATATCTCCAACTGGTACAGAAGCAACTTGAGCATCTACATAAGTTTTGATAGCTTTTGCAGAAGCAAGTGTATCATCAGAAGAAGATACTGAATTTATATTTGTATCTAATACTCCTGATTTTAAATTATCTACTTCAATGTTAGATACTGTATTATTATCTACATCAATAGTTTTATTTGTTAATACTTGAGAACCTGTTAATGTTGCAACTGTAGAATCAATTGCAAATGTCATTGTTTGTGCAGAACCTGTAGTATTAATACCAGTTCCACCAGTTAATGTTAATGATTGTGAATCTAAATCAACTGATTGAGAACCACCAGAATCACCAGAAAAATCTAAATCACTAGCTGTAACTTGTGCATCAACATATGTTTTAATTGCTTTAGCACTAGCTAATGTATCATCACTTCCTGAAACAGATGTTAAATCTGTATCAACATCTGTAATACTTGTAGCACTACCAATTACTAAACCATCTAATGTTACAGTACCATCAAAGAAAGCATCTTTAAATTCTAAAGCTGATGTTCCTAAATCTATATCATTATCTGTTGTAGGTACAATAGCACCATCTTGAACTTTAAATTGTTCAGTAGCAGCACCAGAAACTTTTACATAAAATTCTAAATGGTCATTAGTTGTATCTACTACAATTTTATTTAATGGAGTTGATAATCCTGCATCACCAATTAATCCTATAACTGGACCTTCTGCTGCAGTACCATCATGTTTGTGTCCACTATTTACATTAAATGCATTTACAATTTGATTGTATTCACCATTAAATAAATCTGCTGCAATTGTATTACCATCTGCAATAGTTCGTTGTCTAGTATATCCTGCCATAATATTATCTTCTTCCTCCTGCTATAAAAGATACAAACATTCCATTTACTGAATAAGATGCATCTGTATCATTTGAAAAAAATTTAAAGTTATTTGAAAAGCCACTACCAGTTACAATCATTCTTTTACTTGGTAATACTACTGCTCCAAATACTGAAGTACCGAATACTGATGATGATGCACCAAATATTGCAGCACTACTTAAATTACCTACATTAACAGCTCCTGGTTGTGGAACTTCTGTAGATTCAAAATCATATCTTACTAATAGTTTTAAATTATTATTAGTACCTTCTGGTTCTATGTTTGCTTTTACTGCGTACAAACTTTTTCTTAAACCATTATCTCCATAGTCCATATCTGGTGTTTGAAACTGTGCATCTATATTAGAACCATCAAAATTATTTCCAGTATCTAATTGATACACATAACCACTTTCATTTGCACCAAATTGTACTTCTTTATTATTTATATCTAAATCTGAAGTACATCTTTTAATTTCCATTCCTAATGTTTCACTCCATTCAAATGCAGGTACTCCATTAGCATCAAATTTAAAAGTTCCTATAATTCCTTTTTGAGAAGAAGCTGCTTGACCAGATTGAAAATAAAATAATCTATATTGACTTCGTTCTCTAATAACCATACTAGAAATAGTAAAGCTAGATATATTAGCTAGTAATGTATTTATTAATGGTAATATTTTTCTACTAATAGAACTTAACTCAACATCACCAATTCTAGCTGTACCAGCAACTGTTCTTAATCCATCTGGAGCTAAGAATACTAAGTCACCACCTATCTCTTGGATTGTATTACCATCTACACAACCTATATTTTTGGTTACTGATTTAAGTATAGGGGTAGAATCTAGGTTTGTCAACTCAAATATACTATTTTTACAGAATATAACTAAGCTATTTCTAAATACTTTTATACCTACAATTACATCTCCAGTATCTATAGTACCTGCAGAAGCACCAGTAAAATCATATGGTTTTAATCTAGTACTATATGCAACTGTACTATCTGAATCTGATTGTCCAGCTACTATTAATCTTTCAGAAAATATTGTAACTCTTTTAGGATTAATAGGTGTAGACCTTTCTAATGTTTCAAAATGAAATACATTAGAACCACCAACTGTAGTTATTTGAAATTCTGCTATTTTATTAGCACCATCTACAATATAAACAGTACCAAAATTACCTTCAGATTCATAATTAACAAATTGAATATTAGATTGATTTGTTCTACTTATTACTGTTGCACTAGATAAATCTGAAGAAGACATACCACTTTTTTTAACAGCTTGTCCACTTATACTTGTAACTACATTAAAATCTAAAGTTAATACTGTATCACTTGTTATAGATAATACTCTATAATTAACATTATTAATTTGTATTCTATCATTAGCAGCAAACTCTGTTGTAAAAGCTGTACCACTTCCTGTAACTGTCGGACTACCTGCTGTTACAGATACTGTTCCTGTTTTAGTTTTATATGTATCTTTATTAATTTGAGTATAACTTGTTCCAGTAGTACTCCAATAAATATCATCACCTTGACAAACTAAAACTCCATCTGCATATGGAAATAATCCTTCAATAGATTCTGTTGAAACTCCTGATGGTATTACTCCACTAGAACCACCAAATTTTTGATAACCATTTATTCTTCTATAACCACCTGTAGTAGATGATTCAAAATTTTGTAATTTAGTAGCTGCACCTGGAGTTCTAAATAATGCGTGAGAACTAGATACTAAATCTAATCCACCTTGTACTGTAATGGATGCTCCTTGTGTTGCCATTTATTTTCCTATGGTAATAAATAAGTAAACCTTACATCAGTCATATATTTAGGTTGTGGTGAATTTAATTTATCAGACATTGTTTGTAATCCTTTTTTATATTCATCTAAAGCTAATTGTGACTGAGCAATGTTATCTTTAAATTGGTAAATATAATATCTTGCTCTTGCTAATAATACAGGTTTGTATTGTTCTGGAAATAATACTTCATCTGAATCTGCAGATAAAGCTGAAGGTCTATTATAAGCATTAAAATAAATTCTATATACACCATTAGGTATTGGTGATAATCCAAATCTTCTACCATCTGAACTTCTAATAACTCTTAATGGTACTCCATATGAAGGTGATGAACTAGATTTATCTAACTCTTCATTTCTTGCATAAGTATTTCTCCAAACATCTAATGTAATAAAACCTAATTTATTAATTGTATGTGGAGCTGACTTACCTGAAACACCTTCTGTAGTTGCAGTAAATCTATCCCAATCAACTGCATCATAATCTGAATCTATATTTGAAGAACCAGTTTTTAAAAGATACCATCTAGTACCTGATGTTGTTTCTACAAAAGTATTTCCATAATATTCATTTTGTGGAGTATTAGTAGCTAACCATGCCCAGTTATCTACTGCATCTACTATATCAAAGTAAGCTCTATTAACACAGTTGCTTACTTGTTTTTGAATACCTACTGCACTAGCTACACCAGTTAATTCTGGTTCATTAATCTCTACAAGTAATTCATTTACAATTGATAAGTAATTTTTTGCCATTTAACAATTCCATGCTCTTAATGATTTATTAATTCTTGAATTAGGGTCTCTTGCTTTTTTAGCTGAAGTTAATTTCTTTTTCATTCCACTCATTCTAGCACAAAAAGATTTT